TCTTCGCCCCGGCGTTTTGTGACCTGGTGGTGCAGCACGCCATTTACCGGCTGGTGTACCCGCTGTTCAACCGCACCTTCATCGATCAAAGTTACGCCTGCCGCAAAGGCAAGGGCACGCACGCCGCTGCCGACTATGCCCAAGCTGCCTTGCGCAGCAGCGCCCCCGACAGCTATATCTTGCAACTCGACATCCGCAAGTTCTTCTACAGCATCGACCGGGCCGTGTTGCGCACCCAGATCGAGCGCCAGATCAAAGACAAACGGTTCGTGGACGTGATGATGCAGTTTGCCGACTACGGCCAGCCGGTGGGCATCCCGATCGGCAACCTGCTGAGCCAGACCTATGCACTGATCTACATGAACCCGCTGGATCACTTCATCAAGCGCGAGTTGGGCGCCAAGCGCTATTGCCGCTATGTCGATGACTTTGTGATCTTTGGCTGGCCGCGTGAGCGCTGCATCGAGGCGCTGGCACAGATCGAAGCCTTCATTGCCGACGAGCTGAACTTGAGCCTATCGCGCTACAGCCTGCACAAGTGCAAGCGCGGCCTGAACTTTGTGGGGTTCAGGACATGGCGATCCACCCGCTTTGTGCGCAAGCACAGCCTGTACACCTTTGCCAAGGCCATGAAGGCCAGCGACAGCGAAGCCATTGCGTCGTGCTTGGGCCACGCGCTACGCACCGGCAGTTACCGCCACATGAAAAATTTATTGAAGGAGTTTGCATGATTCCCCACATCACCATCTACACCTACAAGCTACCCGCTAACGTGGGTGGTCGGGCCACTGGCCCTGTCGTGCGCATCAAGCCCCAGTACCGTGACGACAAGGGCATCCACGCGCATGAGCTTGTCCATGTGGCCCAGTGGTACACCGGACTCGCCATCGGCCTTGCAGTTGCTGGCCTGATGTACTTCAACCAGATTGACGGCTGGCCGCTGGCAATCATCCTTGGAGCCATGCTGCACCCGCTGGCGACGGCATCCAAGAGCTACACGCTTTGGAAAGAGGTCAAGGCTTACCGGGAGCAGGCCAAGCATTACCCGGATGACCGAAGGCTGCTGTTTGCCAGCTTCATCGCCGCCAACTACGGACTGAATATCAGCGCCGAAGACGCTTACCAATTACTGATGAAGGACTGATATGCACCAGAACTCTGACATGCCCGTTTACCCGCCCATCCAATCCCGAGCGACGGACGGGCTGATTCAAGTCATTGCGTCCAGATTGGACAACTTGCACGACGACGTGTCCGGTATGCGTGAAGTGCTGCGTGAGTTAGCCACTGCTGTCACCAAACTGGCGGTGATCGAAGAACGCCAAGGGCAAGCGGCTCAAGCCTTGGAGCGGGCATTCAAGGTGCTGGAGAAAGTTGAGAACCGGCTGGATTCGCTGGAACACGCCCAACCTCTACAGCAGCAAAGTGTGGATTGGGTGAATCGTGGCATGTGGGCTGCGGCTTGTGTTGTGGCACTTTTCATCATCAAGAAAGCGGGGTTGCTGTGAGTGATTTACCTGTAACACTGTGGTTGATTTGGTGCGACATGTGGGGGTGGACATGGAACTGATGACCAACTGGAAAGCCATCGCCACCAAAGCCTGGTCCATGCGCCTGATCATCCTGGCCGCGCTGCTGTCGGGCTTTGAGGTGGCGTTGCCGGTGCTACGCGAAGCCATCGAGCCGCTGGGCCTGGTGCCGCCCGGTGTGTTTGCCGCGCTCAGCTTTGTGGCCACCGCCGCCGCCGGCATTGCCCGGATCGTGGCCCAACCCAAGGCGGGCCTGTGATACCGCGCAAAGCCATTGCCGGCCTGAGCCTGAGCGCCGCCGCGCTGGTGGGCATGCTGGTGTCTGAGGGCTACCGCGAGAAGGCCTACATCCCGGTACCGGGTGACGTGGCCACCATTGGCTTTGGCACCACGGGCGGCGTCAAGCAGGGCGACTCCATCACCCCCACGGGCGCGCTGGTGCGCGCCTTGAGCGACGTGCAGCGGTTTGAGGGCGCCTTGAAACAGTGCGTGACTGTGCCCCTGCATCAACATGAATACGACGCCTTCAACTCGCTGGCCTACAACATCGGCACAGGCGCATTCTGCCGGTCCACGCTGGTGCGCAAGCTCAATGCCGGCGACTACGCCGGGGCTTGCAAGCAAATCCTGGTGTGGGACAAGTTCAAGGGCCAACCCCTGCGCGGCCTGACGCTGCGCCGCCAAAAGGAATACCGGGAGTGCATGGGATGAACATCACCATGATTTTCACCATTGCATCCGCCACCGCCGGCTTTGCACTGGCCTGGAACCTGCAAGCCCACCAGCTCACCAAACTTACCTTGGAGCACGCCAATGAACGCATCGCCATCGCAAGAGCCAACCGGGCCACCATTGAGCGCACCAGCAATGCCGTCATCCAGGCGCAAAACGCTGCAGCGGGCCGCGTGGCGGTGCTCAAGCGCGACGCCGATACTGTGCGCGCTGCTGCTGGCGGGCTGCGCGACGACCTCGACGCCACCCGCCGTGCCGCTGCCACCACCATTGATGCCTGCAATCGGCACTCCGCTACCGTCTCAGAGCTACTCGTCGAAGCTGTCGGAGTTGGTCGAGAGCTGGCGCAAGCGTGTGACGGCCACGCGTCCGACGTCCGCACTCTGACCGAGGCTTGGCCCAAATGACCACACCCGCCCACCTCAACGACCGCGCCCACCCGGTGCCGCACACCCTGCAGGACCAGTTGGCCGCGCACTTTGACGAAATCAAGCCGCTGCACGACAAATGGCAGGCCGTGAAATTTGGCCGGGCGCTGTCTGAGGCGCATTGGAAGGCGGAGAATGACCGGCGCCAGTCTAGGCCGCCTCGCTCAAACTCTCAGCCGTAACCACTGGCTCGGTCGCGCCGATGCCCAGCTTGGCCAGCCAAGGCCAATCCTTGAACTTGTCGCCCACCTGGCGCAGATGTGTGTAACGCTTGAGGCTGACCCACGACCGGTGGCCAGACACGCAGGCTACATGCGGAATGCTCCAGCCCAGCTCAAACAAGCGGCTGATTCCCTCGTGCCGCAAGTCGTGAAAGTGCAGATCCTCAATCCCCAAAATTTCGCACGCCCTGGTGAATGATGCGCTGACCGACTGGCTGTTATACGGCCAGATCACCCCGTCGGTCTTGGGCTGCAGGTCGATCAGCTGCAGCGCCTCGGGCGGGAGCATGGTGGTCACATCGTTGCCGATCTTCTCGCCGGGGTTTTTCATGTCCCGCACGACGATCTCCAGGTGCTCCCGGTTCAGGTCTTTGCCCACCATGCGGCAAATCTCCTCCTGGCGCCGCGTGCTGAAAATGGCAAAAGCCACCAGCCGCGTCATGGGGATGAGCGTCTTGCGCCTGGCGCCCTTCAACTCCACAATTTCAAAATGCCTCATCAGGCGGTCCAGCTCGGCCAGGGTAGGCCGCCGGGTGCGCTGCTTTGACCGCCCGACCAATCCCATCTTGTCCAGCACCACGCGGGCATCGTCAATCGCCTGCTTGTCCAGCGGGTATCCCCAGGCCGGCCTGGCCACCGCAAACACCGACGCCAGATGCGACATGTAATTGCCGCGTGTCGACGGCTGCGCGTCCAGGCTCTGGCAAAACCGCACCAGCTCCTGGCTGGTGATCTCTGAACAGCGCATGCCGCCAATCTCGGCATCCTTGATCGTGTTCAGCACTTGCTCTTTGGTCTTGCCGTGCTCCTTCTGCTTTTCTGCGTTGTAGGTGTCGATCACCTCTTTCAGCAGTGGGTCTTTGGGTTTGACCAATGCGCCGGGCACCGCCAGCTCGGTCTGGCGCTTCTTCAACCAGGCCACAGCGGCAGGCTTTCGGTCGAAGGTCTCGGATTCTGTGAAAATGAGCTTGCCACCCGACTTGATCCTGATCTGGGCCGTGTGGCCGGTGGTGCCGTCTTTGCGCTTGCGTGAAACAATTCCCATTTGAGTGCTACATGGAGTTTTTGTAGCACCGAATGTAGCACCGACAGACCAGAATTAACCCAAAACAGCATAAATTACGGTGAATCCAACAAGTAATCAGGCTCAAGTTTCCATTGGGAAACCCGATCTTCACAGGCTACACCGGGTATGTGTGGCGCCGATGCTCGACTGGACTGACCCAAATAAAAAGCCCAATCAGATCAACGCGTTACCTGATTGGGCTTGGTGCTTGTAGCACTTATGTAGCGCCGGCTAGGCGTTTGCTCCTGCCATTTGCCTGGCTTCCTTGACCGCTGCGGCCCGCCTGTCGTCCAGATACTGCGCCAAGTCGGTCAAGTGTACGCCCCTGGCGCCTTTTTGCGACCCCGGCTCGATGCGCACCAGCGGGATGATGATGTCGCCCATGGCTACCTTGCGCAAAAAGTTCTCTGGCGTGAGGTGCGGAAAGTAGTCCTTGACCACCGACGCCACCGGAATGACGGCCTGGGCGTTGTATTGCGCCATCAGTAAAAAAGCGGTGTTCATGCTGCACTCCAATCCGTAACAGTTTCAGTCGTGGCCGTCCACGGCACCATCGCCACAATCAGCCCCAGACGTTGTGCAATGTGGTGTTCCAAGGTTGCGCCCTTGCTGGCTCCCCAGCCTGGCAGCAGGTAGATGGCGTCGCAGGTCACCAGCTCGGCAATATCGCGGCGCATGCAGGCGTGCCAGCTCATGGTGGTGTCGGGGTTGATCTCGGCCGGGTTCACCACGTCGTGGCCGGCGCCACGCAGCTGGCGTGCAGCCGCGTGAAAAGCCGCAAAGTTTAGGCCCGGCAAACCGGTCATCGGCCCGGCAATGTAGATGCGCAGCTTGGCCATCAGTTCACACCCTTCAAAATTTCCAGCGATCGCAGCATGGCGACCACATCGCCAGACATCACGGCATGATCAGCCTGGCGCAGATCCTGTTCAATGAACGCGGCACCAATGGCACCCACGGGCCCCAACTCTTTATAGTGCCCCAGCACCACGCGCACACGGGCCATTTCGGCGGGCAGGGCATCGGCCAAAGTAGTAATTTTGTTCATGGCCTCATTCCTCCATCCGATGCAGCACCGACGTGGGAAACGGGTTATGCGCCGTGGGCGCCACCAAACTCAGGGCGGGTTTGGGCTCTTCCAGGAAGGCGCTGCGGTCCTGCCCGGTCAGGCGCAGGTATTCGTTCTCGACCTTGGCGGTGTCGACCAATACCGACGCCACGCTGGCCACAGCTTTGGCGCGCTCGATGTCCATGGGGCTCTCGCGGTTGCGCAGGTCGCCCAGCGTGTCCAGCAGCGCCTGGCGCACCTGGGTGATGTGGGGGGTGGTGGTTTGGGTCATGATGCGTGGCTCTCCTTTTGGATGCGGTTGACTTGACGGGTAATGGCGCCCTTGAGCTGGACCAGCTGGGCCAGCTCGGGGCTGTAGCTGCGCGGGTGGTTGCGCCGGGCGTGCTCGGCACGGCTAATGCAGTCCAGCCGGTCGGGGGTGATGTCGACCTCGATGGCCGTTCTTTGGCCGTGCTTGAAGACCACGATGTGCTTGTGCGGGATTGGCCCGTGTGCGGCCTCCCAGACCAGCCGGTGCACACCTACCCATCGCCGGGCTGGGAAGATGGACGGGTCGTCGGTGACCTTGCGTTCCAGGTAGCCGTCTGCGCTGATGCGCAGCGTGCCGATCGGCACGTAGTTGTGCTGGGCCGCACCGCTCATGGAGCCTTTTTTGAAGCGCGTCTCAGCAGATCGGCCACCGGCCACCCAGTGTGTGCCCTTGTTCCACGGCACCTGGCCGGGTTTGAACTGGTTTCGCTGGCCGAGCTTTCCACCCGGCAGCAGGCGCCCGCTTTTGGAGCTGGCCGCAAACTCGGCGCTTTTGCGCAGGCCCATGCGGTTGGCCTGGGCGTACACCAGGCGCACCTCGATGCCCAGCACCCGGGCGATGTCGTGGGTGACGGTGTTGGGGTACTGCGCCTGCAGCACGGCCAGCTCGGCGGGTGTCCAATGGCGATTGGGCGCGCGAGTCATGGCTTGGATTCCTCTGCCTTGAACCTCGGCAGCGGGTGCCAGTGGGTCCACCATGTTTCATTGGTGCGGATCTCGGACACGCTCAGCACGCCGGCTGATTCACGGCTGATGGCCAGCACCTTGACATTGCGCGGCGTGCTGGCGTCGATGGGCAGCCAGTACACATCGCCGGCCACGGCCACCTTGCCGTCGTGATTGATGTGGTGCTGGCTCATTGCGTCAACTCCACCCGGTGCACTTGGCCGCGTGCGGCGCGTTCCAGCACGGTCAGCAGCGCCTCGGTCACGGCACCCTGGCCCAGGGTGGCCACCATGTCCTCGAACAGATCCATGGCGGCCAGCAGTGCAGCGCGGCCCTCGCCGTCGAAGTTCCAGGCCTTGCCCTGCATGGCGCGGCCGTCGGCACGCAACAGCGCCATTTGCGCGGCCTGGGCGGCTTCGAGGTCGGCGGGTATGCAGTGCTTTTCAGCCAGCACCATGATGACGTTAGCCATGCCCGCCAGCGCCTCGCGGTCGTCTTTGGTGGCGTCGCCCGAGATGGCGTTGGCGTAGGACAGGCGCACGTCGATGGCCTGGGTGGCTTGCAGGCTTTGCGGCATGGGTTTTTTGGCAAAGGCCTGGTAGACCGGGTTGCGGGCGATCAAGCGCAGGGGTTTGCGTGGCGCTGGGCCGAAGGTGTGGCGGGTCATGCTGCACCGCCATTTCTTATTGCTACATCCAAAGGAACCGGATCGGCATCTACTTGCTTCGGCCATGGACCTTTAAAAAGCTCACCCCTTGTGGGTCTTTCGCTCCAGGAACTCCGTCTGACCGGGCAAGCGATATGGCTGCATTCAGCGACTTCGCTGTTCATGCGTTTGGGGTCACGATTGCAAATGAGGCACTTGTCTTTGCTCATGCTGAACCCCCTTCTGCATCGTTGCTGCCTGCGATGTAAGTGTGTTTGACCGTGGTTTTTTTGTCGGTGGTCCACCAGTGCACATCAGCTTTTTCGCGCACAAACGATGCGACCATCTTGCCCAATGTCTCTTTGTCTTCCTTGGTCATTTCAATGGATGGCTCTTCCGCACCGTTGTTGTCATCCAGCCAACAACAAAGGTTTTCTTCAATGTCGTCACCAATGCTTTTGGCAATGAGTTCCATCCCGTGCGTGTCCATAGGATGCGCGACCTGAGCCACAAAGTATTCCCACACCTCGCCTGGTTCACTGTCGCTGTCAATGCTGTCTGCCGCTTCGCTTTGGGCTTCGTCCTCAGACTCGCAAACATGAAACCGATCGTCGGCCTCAAACCACCAGCAGAATTTCTTGGTCATGTCGCTCATGCCGCCATCCCCATCGGCCAAGCGGCCACAAACCCAGCCTGGGCCACACCCGGCGCGACAGCGGCGGACGTGGCTACTGGCTGCTCACCGGCCCCATCGTCGCCCTGCGCGTCAGCGCCTGGATTGGTTCCCTCTTGCGCAGTAAGAGCAGCGGCGATCTGGGCCTTGGCCTGGGCTTCGGTCGTCTTGGGCTTCTTGCCCCCGCGCCCCTTCGCTTGCGCAGCAGGGGTTCCTGTGGTGGGCGATTTTTCAGGGGTGGTAATCACCTTGACCTGGTCGGTGACCCGGAAACTTTCCTTGTCCTGACCGTTTTGCACCAGCACCGCCAGCCAGCGCGGCATCAGGCCCCGGCCGGTCCAGGTCTCGCCGTTGGGGCCACGGTAGGTGGCGGGTGGTGTGACCAGGCCTTTGAGCTGGGCCTTGAGCTTTTTGATCTCATCGGCGTATTCGTCGTGCACGGCGTCGTGCGCTTCAGATTCGATGCTGTCCAGATCCACGCCCAACTCGCTGGCCAACGCCTCAAACAAGGTGGGCGGCTCGATGGGGCCATAGAAATAATCCGGGGTGTCATCCATCACCAGGTGCAGCGCCAGTGCCTGGTAGAGCTTGCCACTGTTGCAAGCTTGAACATGCAACCTTATTTGCGTGGTCTGGGCATCGCGCTCCTCATTGGTGCGCGCGTCCGGGTGCACCAGCTCCAGGTTAAACAGCTCGGCCAGATCGGGGTCGGTCATTTCATCCACCTGGCGCAGCCACCAGGCGCGCAACAGGTTGGGTGTGAGCAACTTGGCGCTCAGGTCATCACGGCAGCCGTGCACCACGTCGGCCAGCTGGGCAAACGCATCATCCCGAAACCGCTTCGTCACTTCTTTGTCAGCCCGGTCTTTGAGCCGCTTGATCTCGCCCTCGATGTCGTCTTTCTTTGCCGCTTTAGCTTCGACCGCCTTCACCAAGCCCCGGGCCAGCAGCATGGCCTCGGCCTCGTCGGTGGGGATGGCCGCGGTGAGTTCCTTGGTCCAGGGGTTCTCGATCAGCACGGCGGCGTCCAGGTCTTTGCCCAGCAGCTGGCCCAGCGTGGCCGGCTGGCCGTCAACGGTGTCGGTGCGCTCTTGCGTCAGGGGGCTGTAGCCGCTCAGGCCCGGCATCCATTGGTGCGGAATGATGGCCTTGGCTTCATCGCCATCAATCAGCCGCATGCCACGCCGCTCAGCTGCGGCCAGCACGCTTTCACGGTGCGCGGCCTCTTTGGTGTGAAAGCAGGCCGGGTCGGTGCAGATGTCTACACTCTGCACGTCGGCAAACAGGTCGGGCGACGCGCCAGTGCGCTTGGGGCAGCTGGTGCAGTTGCCCACGGCGGGCACCAGGGTGCTGTCGGCAATGTTGAACATGGCCGCGTCGAGCTTTAGCATCACATTGGCTTGCAGCCAGCTTTGCAGCGCCCGCACGCTGCACACTTCGCCCCGGTAGTCGGCACGGGTGGCCTCTGCCAGCGCCTTGGTCTGCAGGGTGGTGTCAGGGATGCGGGCGATCAACAGCGCACGGCTGGCGTCGATCTGGCCGGCGCGCATGGCCTCTTTGCATTCCATGCTCAGGTCGAGCAGCTTGAGCCGGGCAAACACATAAGAGCGGCTTTTGCCGATCTTGCCTGCAATGCCGTCCACCGTGGCGCCCGTGGCCTGCAGCGCCTCAAAGCCCTCAGCTTCCTCCAGTGCGGTCAGGTCGTCCCTCTGGAGATTTTCAACAATTTGGGTCTCAAGCACCTGCTCATCGCTCATGTCGCGGATCAGCACGGGGATGTCGGCCAGCCCGGCTTGCTGGCAGGCGCGGTAACGGCGCTCACCGGCCACGATCTCGTGCGTCACGCCGCGGTCGGTGGTGGGCACGCGCTCACCCGGCAGCGGGCGCACCAGGATGGGCTGGTGCACGCCGCTGGCCTTGATGGACTCGGCCAGCTCGGTCAGCTTGACCGGGTTAAAGGACTTGCGCGGGTTGGTCAGGCTGGGCGCAATGTCGGCCAGGGGGAGGGTGGTGAAAGTGTTGGTCATGATGGCCCTAAAAGTTCAGCAGCCCACGCCCGCGCTGGCAATGTGCTTGTTGCCTGCGTTGCGGTAGTAGCTGCGGTGGGTGGGTTCGAAAGTGGTGCCGGCAGTATTAAAGGTGGGTGGCGGCACCACGTCGCGGCCGGCTTCCTCAAACTGGCGCTTGTGGCGGGCCAGTGCCCGGCTGCCGGTGCGGGTGATGCTGTACAGGTAGGCCTTGTTGCCGCGCTTGTCGCCCGGAGCGTCGGCCTGGTGCACGGCCAGGGTCACATCGAGCAGGCCCGCACCCTGCAGCTCCAGCAGGTGGCGCCCCATCATCGTGCGGCTCATGTGGGCACCGGCCAGCAGTTCGCGGCGCGACAGCGGCCCCAGCGCGTCACGCATCAGGTCAAGCAGCTCGGCCTGGCCGGGGGTGATGGCGTCAGTGGTGGGGTGGGTCTTGCTCATGGCTCAGGCCTTGGTGGGGTTCAAGGGCCGGGCCACCGCGCTCAGGTCAAAGCCACCCGGCGCCGCGTCGATGTGAATGCCCCACTGCTTGTGTGTGCGCGCAATAATCTCCAGCGCCGCGCCCTGCGCCGGGCTGCAGGGGTTGCCCACGGCGGGCTTGAACGTGCTGTGGATGGACACGGACCCGTTGGGCGTGTCGGTCAGGGTCAGGATGACAGTGGACATAAAAATAAGCTCCGTGGGGTTAATGGGTTTGCGCGCTTTTGGGCGCTTTTGGCAGCACTTGCAAGGTGTTGACATGGGCATGCATTTCGGCCCCGGCATGACGGCCACCACCCTCGATCAGCACCAGCTGGGTCAGCTCCACCTGCAGCACGGCGCCTGGTGTCAAATCAGATCCACATTGGCACCAGAACCCCAGCGCGTCGTCGCCCAGGTAAGTGATGCGCCAGGGCACCATCAGGTTGTTGCCGGGGCGGCTGTAGGCCAGCAACTGCACGGCAAAGGTGCCGTCCTGCTTGGTCATGGCCAGCGGTTTGGTCTTGTTGGCCAGGTAGAGCTGGCCGGTGTAGCGCTCGGCGCTCATGACAGCTGCGCCAGGTAAGACCACAGCGCATCAGGCCAGCGCTCTGTGCCGTAAGCTACCACCAGCGCCACCGCGCCCACTGTGGCCACCAGTGCCACCAACCAAAACACCAGCACATACACCAGCCGGGTGCCCTCAGCCGCGCCCAGCCCGGCGCCAATGTCGTCAGGCGTCAAGTCCACAATCTTGAAATTACCGGCTTCGGGCGGCACACCCTTGCCATTCAGCCAGGCAGGGCGGGTAGACTTGACACGCGCCACCCGCGCCGCATGCCGGGCCTGGTGGGGCAGCACCTTGCCCGTGCGCACCGGGCAATCGTCGGACTGGCTGCAGTCGCCATATTCGTCACAGCAATTCATGCGGCTTTCCTCCAGGCTTCAAACATGCGCCTGACCTGCTGGCCGGCAATGCGGTTGATGTGCTGCAGCACGGCCTTGCGGGCGGCTGCGGCCATGGCTTCGATCTGCTCGGGGGTCATGACCACACCGCCAGCAGCAGGTAAGGCACGGCCATCAAAAAAGCGCAGCCCACCACGATCACAATGCCGTCCCAGTCCACATGGGACTTGTCGTTCAGCAGGGCGGTTTGCAGCAGGGTTTCGGTGCGGCTGGGCTCAGCCACGCGCCGGGGCGGCTGGTAGTGGCAGCCGATCAGCACCTTGCCGGTGTTGTAGGGGGTGGTGCTCATGCTGGCACCGCCTCGGCGTCAGCCTTGACTGGCGCCACAAACGGCGCAGCGGGCACGGTGCGAAGGTGGTGGGCCGCGTCCAACAGGGCGCAGGCCAGCGTCTGCATTTCATTGGCGGTCAGGCGCAGATCGATGTGCGACCCACCACCGCCGTTCTCTGTGATGTTGACTTGCAGCTCGGCGTAGTTTGTCTCCGAGTCGCGGTACACAGTGGTGCCCATGTGCACACTGCCCACGCGCCGAATCAATGCATAGTTGGATGTGTCACCGCCAAACCGGAGCTGGTAACCATATTGGTCATTTGGCCGGCGCGGCGCCCGTGGCGCATGCACAAACAGCGCTGGGGTGGAGATGTCATCGCGCCCGATGTTCAGGCAGTTGTCTTTGGGGGTCTGCATTTTTCACTCCTCGACCGCTTGATTGCGGGATGAAGTGGATTATTAACCAATGGCTTAGCTTATGCAATAGCCTTTGGTTAATTCTTTTTGCAATAATGCACGTACCCGGCGTGGTGCCGGGTTAGGAGCTTGGATGAACCCGAAAGAAAACAGCGTGCCGCCACCTGGCGAAATGAATGGCCCTTTTAAAATGAGCTTTAGTTGGCGTGCGCAGTTGGCCGCCGCGCTGTTCATGTTGGGGCGCGAGGGAGTCGCGGGCGAAAGCACGCGCGTGCACCTATGGGGGCGGCCCTACACTGTGGCTGACCCGGCTTATATCTGGGCCCCAGACCAGTGGTACCAGTTTGCCGTCAAGGTGGTGCTTCTGTCGCTCTCTGGTTCAGGGCCTCGCTTGGGGAACCTGCCGATTGAGCCAACGTCAATTGCAGCTGCCCTGTCGGAAGCATTCGGACCCAATCCACCCGATGCCACATTCCATTTGCCACAAAGATCACATCGCCTGCTTGCACTGGAATCGGGCTGTCGTAGCTGACCGGGGTGCTGTCATCCGCATCATGTGGGGTGTGCAGCGGGTAGGTGATTGACATGCCAGACGCCGATAGTGTGTTTTGTTTACTTGGCTGGTTTCCAAGCCAGCGGACTGGGTGAATAAAACTCAAGTACTGGCGCGCCATTGTGGAAGATATTCATTTGTACCAAGATGTTTTTAGCCTTGGCTGCAGCTGTCATGAAGCGTTGTTTTTCGTTGATGAAGACAATTGACGGATCATTGTCAGCAGGCTCTGTGCCGGTGAAATTCATGGGGGCACCATCGTCGAACCTGACTTTGATAGGACAGCCACTGATCTCGCTGCACATCAATTGGCCTTGGTCTATTTTGAAAATCACATTGGTGCCGTAGCGCGGGTGCTTTCGGACAATAAGAACCGCGTGGTTGATTCCCGAGTAGGGTGAATCCAAGTTTAGGCTGTTGTTGCTGCGCAGCATGGCGTGAGTCGTAGTTTTGCTGGTCATGGGGTCGGTTTCTTCGGAGTACTTCCAACCCATATCGGCTTCTGCAATTTTGGATCGGGCCGCGTTTCCTGCCGTCAAAGCTTTGACATAGAGGGCGCGTTCTTCTGTGGACAACGATCTTGTGCAAGCAAACAGCGCCTCGGCGGCTAAATCAAACTGGTCAGTATTGAACAAGGCGGTGGCTTTTTGTAGTCGTTCGCCACGGTCGGCCCTGCATGCTTCATCCTTTGTCTGGGTTGGCGTCACCTGGCTTTTCGCCGCTGTTTTGGGTGCGGCTTTGGTGCCCGGCCATAAAAAGACTATCGCGGCCAAAACTGCCAGTGCAATGACGATGATGATCAGATTTCCGGCAACTGCCTTGCCAAATTTATAACCTCTACTCGCCATGATTCCCCCTGCTTTTTAGTCGTCATTGCTTGCCTTGCGTGCCAGTGGCCTGACTTGGTTGCGCAAGAGCATCCAGTAAGCGCACCGCGGTCGCCCATTGATCCGGAGGCATAGCCTCCATCAACTGCATGACTTTGGTGCGCGGGTCGTCGTCTCCTAGCATTTCAGAGTAGCTGGGTGGGGTATCCATCCAGCCAAGACCCAACGACAATTTTTCTTCTATTTCACGCGCCATTGCATCACCCATCTGATACGGCTTGTCGCGCCCACTCCGCATGTTAGCGCTTCGAATTTGCGCAAGTTTCGGATCGGTTCGAGGCCACTCCATCAAAACATTCAACTCAGCAATGCTCCCATGCTTTTTTATAAGCATTTCTAGCCTTGCTCGTCGTGTTTCAGATGCGGTTTGCATGGCAAGAATTAGAAAACCATTGGTTAATTTTTGGAATTAACAAAAGGCTATTGACTATTGCTAAGCCAATGGTTAATAATGCGGGCATGAACCTCAAAAACTGGATTGAAGCTGAGCGCGGTAGAGCAATGGCCTTGGCGAAGGCTATTGATGTGTCTCAAGCGTTTGTGTCGAACATGGTCAATGGTGAGAAAGCCATCCCCGCAGAACATTGCAAAGCCATTGAGGCTTTCAGTGACGGCGTGGTGACCTGCCAAGAGATGCGCCCCACCGACTGGCACAAGTACTGGCCCGAGCTGGCCACCCAGCCCCAAGCCACCACCCAAGGGGCTTGAGATGGAAACGACTACAGACCGGTTCCTGGCAGCGTTGAAACTTTCCGTGGCCGCAATGAACGAATTGTCTCGGCAAAATCCCGCGCCTTCTCGCGTTGTTCCTCTGTCAAGGTCTGTCCGGCTGCACCGTTCAGCAGCAGCTCGATCGACTCCACGATCGACATTTGTAGGTGCGCTTCGTCGGGGTGTGCGCGAATGAGCCCGGCCAGCAACGCCGTCTGTCCCGCCAGCATGGCCTGCATGGCAGAAATTTCCGCTTCGATGTTCATGAGTGCCCCTTTCGGTGATTTTGGTTGTGTGAGAACTCCATTGTCTGCCGGCTGGGGCGCTCGCCCGTTTGCCACCACCCACCCATCCAGCCGCGCCCGTCTTGGTGGCTTGGTACTCCCCCTTGCCAGTGATGCATGCCCAGCGACGTGCAGCGGTTTGCCCGGCCGTGGGGTGGGTGGTGCTTTTTATTCCCAAGGAGTCCCCCATGATCACTGATGGCAAGCACACCAACCGGGTCACGATCTGGCTCACTGACCGCGAGTACATGGACCTCTGCTGCATGGCAGACGCACAGGATCGCAAGTCGAGCGAGATGGCAAGGTTTGCATTGAGGAGCTTCATGTACGGGCAGGTTAGGGCACCCGGCGCCGATGACAACGTGGCGCATAGTGTCAAAACCCAAGCCCACGACCGGAGCGACGACTGATGCGCCCAGCCGGTACCGTGCACCTGGCGCTGCTGCAGTCGGCGCACCATCTGGGCACCGCCACGCTGCGTGAGATGGTGCGCCACTCGCAGGTCAGCCAGGACACCGGCCGCTCCACGGTGCGCGACCTAAAGCGTTACGGTCATCTGCACATTGTGGACACCCGCCGGGTGGACTACCGCAACCGGCCCGTGGCGGTGTATGCCCCGGCGCCCAAGGCGGCTGACTTGCTGAATGGATCCAATTACGACAACTTGGGTTTTTGCCTTGCGAATTGGCTAGGGTAAAAAAATATCATGACAAATCAACAAACCCCGGGGGTGGTGCCGCCGGTTTACAGTAGTCGCCCCATCAACTTTGCTGACCTGGCCCGGGCCTTGCTCGACCAGATCGACCGCCTGGTGCCGATGTGGCTGCCCGATGGCGTGAAAAACGGGCACGAATACGTGTGCGGCTCGCTCAGCGGCGGCAAGGGCAAGAGCTGCAGCGTGAACATGGTCACCGGCCAGTGGTCTGACTTTGCCACGGGCGAGGCGGGCAATGACCTGATCAGCCTGTATGGCGCCATCAACGGTTTCAGCAATGGCAAGGCCGCTGCCGAAGTGGCCCGTGAGCTGGGCCTGGAAGACGTGGCCGGTGTGTCGCGTGCGCCTGGCGATGTTGCGCCCCGCACACCCCGGCCAGCGCCGGTTACTGTGCCCGCTGCCAAGTCTGATGAAGGCTGGGCCACCGTCACGCCCGTGCCGGCCATTGCCCCGGCGGCCACGTTCAAGCACCAGTACCGCAAGCCCGAGGACATCGAGCACACCGCCACCTACATGATTGACGGCCAGTTGTTTGGCTACGTGGTGCGCTTTCGCACTTCGGACGGTGGCAAGGAAACCTTGCCTTACACCTGGTGCCAGTCTGCCCGTGATGGCGCGGCGCGCTGGCACTGGAAGACTTGGGACGAACCCCGCCCGCTGTATTTTCCCGGCGGCGTGTCGCCGTTTATGGCCGGCCTGGGCACAGTTACCGTGATTTTGGTCGAGGGCGAAAAGAAGGCCGGCATTTTGCAGGCGCTGCTCGACGCCACTGCGCCCGGCGTGTATCTCGTGGCCAGTTGGGTGGGTGGCTGCAAGGCCTGGAAGAAGGCCGACTGGTCTACCCTGAACGGCTGCACCGTGTTGCTGTGGCCGGACTGCGATGGCAAGCGCACCCCCTTGACCAAGGCCGAGCGCGACAGCATCGAGACCGATCTGGGCCGCCAGCTGGCCCAAGCGGTCAAAGACGTGTTGCCTGCCGACAAGCAGCCCGGCATGCAGGCCATGCTGGGCATTGGCGCGCTGCTGCGTGACAGCCACGCCTGCACGGTGTCGATGCTACCCATCCCCGAGCCGCTGGCCGTGCCTGATGGCTGGGACTGCGCTGACGCCATCACCACTGACGGCTGGGACGGCGCGAAGGTGCTGGCCTTCTTTGGCGGCGCCCAGGCGCTGCAGGCCCCGGCGTCGGATGTGCAGGTGCTGCTGAAAAAAATCGAAGGTCTCGTTGACACCGGTGTCGAAGACTCTGACAGCGGCGGCTTTGTGCTGATAGGCAGTCGGCGCATTCCTGAGTGGCTGGCCCACTATTACGACAAGGTCAACAAGCGCTGGCTGTGCAGCCGCAAGATGGTCATATTGATCCTGGAGCGCGACGAAGCCTTGCGCGAGGTGCTTGCCTACAACGAGCTGTCAAACAACGTGCAGAGCCGCATTCTGTGGCCCTGGCCGCACTCCCAGGTGGGTGACGTGACTGACGCGGTCGACCTGCTGCTGGGCAAGTACCTGACCGATCAGTACGGCCTGCCCAGCATTGGCCGCGCGGCACTCAGTGAGGCCATCCAGACCGTGGCGCATACCCGGCGCTTTCACCCGATCCGCGAATACCTGGACGGCCTGGTGTGGGACGGCAAAAGCCGGGTGGATATGTGGCTGATTTACGCCATGGGCGAAAAGCCTGTCAACTACGTGGAAGATGGCCAGCTCAAGCCTCCCACTATTTCCCCATCCATGATCGAGTACTTGCAGGTCGTTGGTCGCTGCTGGCTGCTGGGCATGGTCAAGCGGGCCATGGAGCCCGGCTGCAAGTTCGACTACTGCCCGGTGCTCGAAGGCGTGGGCGGCCTGCGCAAGTCCACCCTGGTGGAAACGCTGGCAGGGTCCAACTTTTTCAGCGACACACCTTTTGAGGTGGGCCGTGGCAAGGAAGCCCAGGAACAGGTGCAGGGTATGTGGCTGTACGAGATTGCAGAAATGTCGCACTTCAGCAAGGCTGAGGTCGGCGCCATCAAGGGTTTCATCAGCTCCAAGGTCGACCGCTACCGGGTGGCCTATGGCACCACGGTGGGCAGCTTCCCGCGCCAGTGTGTGCTGGTGGGCACCACGAACGAAAACACCTATCTGCGCGACCGCACCGGCAACCGGCGTTTTTGGCCCATTCCGGTGCGCCACGTCATCAATACCGAGTGGGTCATCAAGTACCGTGACCAACTGTTTGCCGAGGCTTTTGCACTGTGCCAACAGGGCCTGGCGTACACACCCACGCCCGATCAGGAACGCCGCCTGTTTGTCCCCATGCAGGAAAGTCGCCTGCAGGAAACCGCCGTCATCAGCGAACTGCTGCATGTGCTGACGCGCTCACCCACGGCCACGGCCATCGGGTCGGTGGTCAATGAACTCACCCAGTTTGTCACCATTGCCCAGCTGACCCTGGCGCTGGGCGTGGATGCGGCCAAGTCAAGCCCGGCGCTTGAGGCGCAGATTCGCGGCTGGCTCGACCATGAGGGCTGGAACCGGGTCAAGAAACAAGTCAACGGCGCACGCGCCTGGGGCTACGAGCGCCCCAGCGGATGGCCACCCTACGAGGCAGACGATGACATGACGGCAGCGGCCCCACCGCCGCCCGGCACGCCCGGCCTGAACGACGAAATAGGGGATGACGCGCCTTTCTGAGGCACGTAAAGAATCTTATCCATGCGGAAATTTATTTACACAGTGGCAAGTGCTTTGCCTGACCTCCGATCGGTGCCCGCAGCGCCGGAAAGGTCAGCATTGCCCGATACACCCTGTGCGGCATCTGGTGCGGGAGGCGTGATGCGCGGCCCCAGGTGCGGCACAGCGGTGGGGAGTGCCCTGCATGCGCCCATGACCTAGCCAAAGTGTCCAAGTGTCCACGGTGTCCATGGGTTTGCATAGAGCCTATGGCAGCCCCCTTAACCCCACTTTTGAGGGTTGAAGCTGCTGCATTACCCACCGTTTTCACTTGGGTGTCTGCTGGCCCTGATGTGGGCGCAGGCACAGGCAGGCACCTACCTGCGCTCGCGCTCGCGTACCCACACTTCACTCATTTACTCTATAGAAAAGGTTGGACAGCATGGACACTCGGACAGCACCGGCAGCAAAAGTGGATGTGAGCGCCCAGATCGAGGAGATCAAGCGCTTCATGCCTGAGACCTACAAATCCATCAAGACCAAGGCGGCAGACATTGGCAATGACGCCTTTGTCCTGGTGCGCCGTGGCCTGCGCGGTGAACCCAATCAGTTCTATGCGTTCGAGGCCGGCCGCGTGGTGGGCACACCGTTCAGCCTGGTAGACGTGGCGCGCGACATTGCGCAGCTCATGGTGACCTTTGGCTGTGCACACGTCTGCATCTGGGCAGCACCCACCGAACCCGCTGTAGGAGGCAACTGATGGCACGCATTGAATGGGTCAAGCACCGCCTGGAGAACTGGGCGCTGTGGAAGGACAGGGAAGGGCGCGGCGGGCTGGGCTATGCCACACAGTCAGTGCTGCTGAGTGAGCCCGGCGGCGGTTACCGTGAGTCCATCGTGCCCATTGATGACATTGATGCGTCACTCACCAACACGGCGGTCGAGTCCCTGCGCCCCACCAGGTCGCACCTGTACATGACGCTGCAGCACATCTATGTGCAAGGCATCGGCATCAAGGAAACCTGCCGGCGCATGGCCCGGGCTGAGTCCACCATCTTTGCCAACCTCGACGCGGCCGACAAGGCGCTGTCTGAGTGGTTTGGTGAGCGTGCACAAAAGCAAAAAAAGAGTTTTCCAACATAGAGTAAACAGGTACATTTATGCCAAGCTCAGCACTCAGTGACACCACCCACAGAGCGCATTGCCCGAACCCCTGCCAGATGAACTTCTCGCAGGGGTTTCCTTTTTTGCCCCGCCGTCATTCGACCACCCGGCGGTTATGACCAACAGCGATTGCAACGTGCGGGGCAATTCACTATGCCGAAAGCAGCACCCAAGCCCTGCAGCCAACCCGGTTGCGGTGTCCTGGTGCGTGATGGCAGCAGCCGATGTGCCAAGCATCCGAAGGAAGCCTGGGCCAAGCCAGTGACAGCCACCAAGCGTGTCACGGGTCGCAAGCTGCAGGTCATGCGTGCCAAGTTGTTTCGAGACTCGCCGCTGTGTGTTGAATGCGAGCGCCACGGACGCGTCACGCTGGCCACCCAGCGCGATCACATCATTCCCTTGGCCGAAGGTGGCCAGGATGATGACAGCAACGTCCAGGCGCTCTGTGAGCCCTGCCATGA